TATATCCTTTCCCATTTTTTTTGATAGTGAACGTAACATCAAATCCTCTGGATTCATTTCAAATTCACATCTGAGCCATACATAATCATCAGCTTGGGGATTGATATTAACATTCATTACATTGCTCATAATCTTCTGAGCCAAATAAGACTTGCCCACTCCGGGCCTAGCGCCGATAGCCACCGCATGTTGTGGGTAGAACCCGCCCAGCAACGCCTTGTCAAGATAAGCGTATCCAGTACGAGCCGGGAGAAGCTCTCCCGACTGATACTTTCTTATCCTCTCATAGGCATCCATGATAATCTCCTTGGATGACCTCCATATCCTATCCTCACTCATCCTCTTGCGTTTCTATCGCCAGCCGTATCGGATTTAGACCCTCTGTTAGCTGATCTTGATTTATATCTAAGTCCTTTAGCCGTATGGCATAAATCCTTTCCCTTCCGATAGGCTTTACCTTTCAACTTATCGGTCTTGTAGTTCTTGCGACCTAACTCCCGTCTCTTGGCTTTCTGCTCAGGGCGGGCGTTGATCTTCTTATCCGTCTCGGCTTTCTTTCTTCTGGCCTCCGGATGTGTCCTATAATATTCAGTCGACCTCCCCATCCTCGTCCTCCTCGTCATAATCATAATCCTCTACGATAATATCCTCTCCATCTAAATATGAGGCTTTATCTCCGAGTCTGCTTCTCATGCTCTCGTAAGGATCATCCCCATCTTTTATTTCCCACACACATAAGTACGGACCTATTATATCAATAAGCATGTTGGCCTTATCCTCGCTTATGCCTTTTTCTATCATCTTATCTCTGCATTTGTAAAAACCACATGTCTTGTTAAACACTGATCCTCCTACATAAAATCCTGTTGGCTTATGAATAAAAATTACTTTCATCTTTTATATAATTAATATTGTCTATCAAATTTATTTATTTCTCTTTTTTATACAGTCGCCATAGCTCATATCCATATCACACACCACCGTATCGGTCGTGTTGTTTGTCACATGGAACAGGAACTCTGGACACCCGTGGCAGGCGTTGCTCCCGATCACCACCGCTCCGTGCCTAGGGCAAGCCTTCTTTACCATGGTTCTATCATATATCCGTATATGATTATCGCTATACTTTTCAATATATCTCATGGTATTAAGTAGTGATGGCAAAGACATCTTATATGGAGATACATGTTCTATTGGTATATCCAATTCACCAGATAGGCTTTTGTAAATATCCTGTACATCCCGTTTTGTCCTATACGCAAATATATTAATCTCAGTCATTACCATATCCATACTTCTAAGAAGATCCGGCCTAGCCAGCCTCCCCATCGGCTTTCCAAAAGGATCGGATCTCATCCAAGCCCCACACTTCTCGCACCCTACTTGCTCCCCCTCTACCGTATTTATCATAGTGGATGGGTTCTTGCAATACGGGCATATGGATCCGTTTAACATAGCTTTCTGGGCTAAAGACAATTCTATCATACCGTTTCTTCCATCTTAACATTAAATAGACTGCAGTATCTATTGAAATTCTTGTTTTCTATTTCCATATCCTCCTTATACCTGTCAATTGACTTGATGAAATCATTGTAACAGTCCTTGCACATCCATTGATTGATTACCGCCACATAATATCCTACGGACGTAGGTCTGTTACACATATCACAAATGCCTAAGCACCCATATCTGGTAAGCTTATCCATCATCTCCTGTCTTGTTATTTCAAGCACCTTGAATCCCTTGTAATTATCAACTACCTTTGCCATTATTATAAATTTGTTTAATTATAAAATAATCCGCTATATCCATCCCCTCATCTATATTGGGTTTTGATTCTAGAAAATCACTTATCTCTATATTCATCCCCCTCATATCCTTGTCTACCTTCTTTCTCCATTCGTTGAAAGCGTCGCCCTTATCCGGGTACAGGACTATCCGCCTCCTACCCAATGTCTCTATCATCTCCCTCTTCAACATATGGATACCGCCACAGGCCATGAACAACCTACTAGGGTACACGATGTTGCAGATAACAGCTGTCTTCTCTGACTCTACTATATACACCGGAGCGTCATTGGGATAGAAGTTGATAAGGAACTCCCCGAACAGGCATTGCCTAAGCAGGTAATCCTGACCGTCCAGTATATGCACCCAACATACGTGATCCATGGGAACCTTTACCCTCTTCCCGTCAGGCCCGTAGTCCATTATCTTCCCGGTCCGCACCACCCAATTCTTATCCAGTTGCCAGAACACACAGCACTTACCCCAGTCTCCGAATCTCATCATCCCCACCTTATACAAGTTAAATGCCCTATTGGTATGATACGATCCGAAGATATTGGATAGATAATCTTGAAGATCGGATGTTTCGAAAGGATTAAGGGTCTCAAACATCTTGTTTACTGGGATACAGTTGGCTATATCTGGGTTCACAGGAGGCCTGTATCTTCTTAGCACTTTGTTAGAATCGGTAAAAAGATCATTGCTCCCAAGCTCATTGCCTGTTGGATATTTAAAATAACCACATTTATTTTTGTGATCACATACCCCAAACTGCTCCCCTACTATCTGTCCGGTGGTTACATCTACGTACGGCGTAAAGCATCTATCCCTGCCGCATTGCGGGCACGTCAGCTTTCTTCTTGGCTTACTATGATCCAATTCATATCTGTGAACGCTCTTGTCAAATTCCCTAAACTCCATTATCCTATCCTCTCACTCATGATTCGATAAATATAATCTCTCAGTGATTCTTTTCTTATCAAGTTATTCAATTCAAAATCACTTTCTATATCCAAAGATCCTATTCTTGATGTAACCGTATAATTGGTTTTCTCGAACTTATACTTACCTTGGAGATATACGACTGTAGCCATGTTAAGTATAGGATTATCAGTTTGTCTCTTCAGTTTATATTGGCTTGTCTTGGCGGTAGGATCACCCGGAGCGAAGTTATATATCTCCTCTATCTCCAATATCTTCCCGTAGTTCTCCAGTATCATTCTTCTATATAGCTCAAGCTGGAAAGCATACTCGTCATAGAAATTGCCTTTCCTGTTTGATTTGAAGTCCAATATAGCGAATATCCTCCTGCATCTCTTTATCTTCTTTTTCTCCGTCTTAGGCTGACCTTTCTTGGCTCCCGTCTTATAGAACTCTCCTGTCTCGACCTCTATCTCCACCATCTCCGGCTCGCTGTCCATCTCCACCACGGCGTCCACCGAAGAAGCTACCTTTAACCTGCTTGACCTCAACATCTTCTCGATCAATACAGGTTTTACATGTCTTTCCTTGCAGAATATGGCAAATGATATTAGATCCTCTATTAGCTCATCAATGTTATCCACTAATATCCGCTCCATCCTATACTTGTCTATTCTCAACTTAGCTTCCTTGACAGCTTTTCTTATCCATGTTGGAATCAGTTTTATCTTAACTCCCGTCAGATACAATCCAAATAAGTAATGCATGATCGTACCCAAGTCAGCCCGGTAGTTAGCGTACTCGTCTGGGTCCTTACCCTTGAGTCTCATCTCATTCTTCCATTTTTCTAATGCCCCGGAAGTATCACAATACCCATTCGCAATATTATTGGTAGCCCCATCATATATGATAGGGTATCCATCAGCTCCCATTTCATAATAAACACGCTTGCCAGCCACGGTCATTCTGTATAAGACTGGTGTCGGGATATCCTTGATCCATTCAGCGGCATAATACTGTTGCTCAGTCTCCAGATCATACTCAATTTCTATCTCCTCATCAGGCTCTTTTTTAGGCTCGTCAACAGGCTTTTCTTCCTCATAGATATCTTCCTTCGGAATCGTTGATAAAACGTCTAATATGCCAAAGAATGCGGTAAATTTAGGATCTGTATGATATGCTCTTAATATTGGAAGTGATGATCTCCAGTAGTATGATGGACACACGTCCTTTATCTTGCCTAAACCCGATCCTCCTATCTCTCCATTATCCTCGATAACCACATGATGTTTTTTGGATAAACGAACTCTCATATCATCAAACGATTCTTGATCGCTTATGACTTCCATATCCATTCCTTTCTTATATATCGTATCACTTATAGCCTCGTATCCAAGAGCTAAAAGTAATTTTTGTTTTCTTCTATCCATGATAATAATCTGGTTTTTAATTTACCATCCTCCTCGACTCTAGGTGCGAGATCCCTCATCCTTCTGGTTGCCAACAACCATACGTTACCAAACTCATCCAAGAGCCGGCTAAAATCCATCGTATCTAATAGATAATCGAATCTTGTATGCTCATCAGCCGTCAAGTAAATAATGTTATCGTTATCCTCGGCGACCGATTTATATTTCCGTTTAGGGTATAAGTGGCATATGTTGCTTACCCCCGGACATGGTATGTATGCGCCGGTAGCAGATCTCCTTGTCATACTCAATCTAGCCACATGGGCGCCAAAGAAAACGGCTAGGCTCTTCCCCTTTGGCTTGGCCTTCACCCGTATCGCCGCCCTTTCCTTTGGCGGTAGCTCCTTTGCTCTGCATGCGGGACACAACCCCTTACTCCTTATGGTTACCATCCTTCCGCATCTCTCACACGGCAACATCCTACCTCTCATGCCTTTTTCTTTTTATAACTTTTATTGAACTCCATAAGGCTCATAGCCCTATATCTTTTAAGCCTATTAATCTTACCCTCAGTCCAATCCTGATCCTTGAAGTTGATGATCGTATCGAATATCTGAGCCAGTTCCCGGATATTAAAGTTCCTGTTCTGTATTTTTTTATAGAACCCGGACCTACTATACCCTAATCTGGAAGCCAGATAAGTTTTGTTAGACAATGTGAGGATACGATAAATCGTACCCTCCATCTTACTTATCTCCATCAACTTCTCGGCGATGGATGACATGGTTTCGTAGCTAGCCTTGTTGCTTACTATCCTCATGCTTCTCCGGGTTCCTGATCTTACCGTCAAACTCATAGAAATCCATCAACTTCTTCTCCTCCTTAATACAGGTTACCACGAAGTCTGATATAGTCCCTTTCATGCCCTCCTCGAAGTTCTTCTTGGCATGATCAAGGTCATTGGCCCGAACGATGTAGTTAAACGCCTTGCGTTTCTCATTGCCCGATTTCTCGTCTATCGTAATATAATCAGCCGTGACCTTATAGAACCGGTCTCCATCCATGGCAAACAATTCCGCTATCCTGAATCGTTTGATATCAACGCTAAACTCACCGGAGATAAACGGTTTCATCTCCTCTATGATTCTAGCTTCACACTCGGTATAAGAAAGAGCATCTACTAAATATTCTTCCTTAACCTTCTTCTTCATGCCATTCTCGGCATCGGTCTCATAAGAAACCGTACATTTAAACCAATTGTGCATCTTATTAATCTATGTTGTTGTTAAACAATGGGTAATCCTTTATCCCTTCACGAATATATCTTTCCGTATCATCATCCACATCATAAGCTTTCTTAAAAAACGTCATAGCCGTATTCGTATCATGATCCACCAACGGAAGATATTCCTTTACAAAAAGGAATCTAAGATGATTCATATGATCAATCTTATTTCTTACATCGATTACCTTCGACCAGATCTCGGCATGGATTTCACTCATTCTTTTTATATCCTTCTTGTATTTATCTACCTGATCTTTATACTCCTCCTCAATCTTATTATTCTTGTCCTTTATAGATTTGTAGGACTCCTCATCTTTTGTATCAAACATTGGAATATGTTTGATATTGATTATATCCAACTTATTATATATCTTCTCATTGGATATAGTGAAATCGTATGTAGTCTTGTATAAATCAAACTTACTTAAGAACTTAGCTATTTTAATAGCATCATCCTGATTAAAAACAGCTATGCTCAATCCTTCTAAAAGGTAGAAGAAATTAGATGGAGAAATAGGCTTGTAGTCGTATGTCTTCATAACTGGAGGTTCGCCCACAAACCTAACACCCTCCTTAGCGCATCTTGTTATGATCAATCTATCTATCTGCTCGTCAGTAAGATCATATATCTCCTGATCGGTCATCTCATTAATTGTCTTCATCGTCATCCTTCTCCATCATTATAGCCTTTACTGCCTTTTGTTTATAAACCTCACTCATAAGGCAGGTAAAATCCATATCATCCATACCAGCCATAACATTGGCTTCTACTTCCAAATTCATCTCAATGTTCATTACCGAGACTTCATAGTTACTATCATCTTCTTTATAGAAAATGACTTTACCACCATACTCGAACCCATCATCTTCGGTCTTAACCATATCGATGATCTTCTCCAATTTCTTTACAAACTCACTCTTTTCCATATATATAATTTTTATGTGTCTACAAAAGTAGACATTTTGTTTTTGAATTAAATTAAATAAACATTATTAATAGTTAATACTATCCTTTCTCCTATCATTCATATTTATTCTTTGGTAATTATACCCTAACATCTGCTCCATCTTCTTTAACCCAATTAACCGTATCGCAATGCCAGCAATACCCTGTCTCAGAATCCTTTTTATGAGAATGGGAACCACATGTAGCGCACCAATAATTATCATCTATATTGTATGTGTAACTTTTATCCTCATGCATCTTATCTATTCTAGCTACCCTATCTTCCAATAGATCCTTTAGATAATGGCATTCATAAGGCCTATCTTCTTCCCTTAATATATAAACATCTATGTCCATCATATTCCCCATCCTGTCCGTGCACATCAGCTCGGCGGCATGACGTACATTCCCTTCCGGCATCCCCGGGACTATCTCCCGGATCACTGCCTCCATCTTCTCTTGGTATTCGGTGTCTACTTTAGCCACCAAATCCTCTAATTTATCTATTAAACTCATGATCTTTTCACCTTTTTATATATAACGTCTATATCATCTTTCCTATCTACATCAATACAATGGGTATCCTTACAGTAATAATTCTTACTATTATTAAATGCGCATCCTTCACAACTAGCGTCACTGGATTCAACCACCTCCAGTTCTACTTCTTTCGAACCAATATTATATTTAAATATAGAGCCTATCTTATGATACCCTATATTCTCCAAAGTTATACTATTATTTATCATATCCTCATGTCCGAATACGCTGTTAATAAAATCAAGCATCTCATCATTGAATGATCCGCTTTCTTCTTGCAGCTCCCTACATTCATCCTCGGTCAATCCACAAAAAGACACCAGTTCCTCTGCGGCCTGCGTCCAGCGCCCGGCATAGACTAGCTCCTGAATCGCCAGCCATATTCCTTGGTTCATACCCTTCTTTCTTTCGTTCTCATCCATATTTATCCCTCCTATTCACTCATTTTTTTAACAAAATCTTCCCATGACATGTCAACGTCATTGTGATGTTTACAACAAGCATTCTGTATTCTCTCTATCAACGGAATGAACCATAACTGAGTTAATCCGTAACGAGTCTGAATTATTCTACATAGATTTATTTTTATTATCTCCATGTCATGGATATCAGGAGATGTATTGTCGTTCTCACATCTATCCAATATCGTTTGAATTATAGCCAAATAATGATCCATATCTTAAATTATTAATCATATTACCATTTCCCATTCCCTGGCGTAAACAGTATCTCCCCTGTCCTCACCCAATGATTCCAGTTATTTTTAAGTTCATCAATATCATACACCTCAGCCGACTTACCGTTATCAGATCTTTTTATGACCGACATAATACTTTCCGCTCGCACGCTCCAATGACTATAACAGTCTGTTCCGCACCCGCACGCCGTGAATCTCCCGTTATCGAACTCCCAGACCAGAGGCCGGAGGCCGCATCGTGGACACGGCAACCATTCCATTGGATTCTCCGGCTTCTTGTAAACATCAATACACTTATACTCTACTATCATAATTAGTTCTATTAAATTGATATGATCTTTTGATCTCTCATCTCATTCTTATCCTTGAACATCATTATCCTATTTACAATCCCCTCCGATTCCATGTATGTCGAGAATCCATGTATCCTTAGATATTGAATAGCTGATAATGATTTCTCCAATATCTCCCTATACTCCATATCTGTTTTAACTGCTTTCTCCATGATCTTTTCCCTCCATTTCTTCTAATATAATTACCTATTTAATTTAGGTAATGTAATTATATATCTATTTAATTTCAGTGATTTCCCATCTAATCTAATTTAAGTTTAAATCACTTAATGTTAATACCTTTTTATCCAATAGATCAATAAGTAGCATCGCTCTCGACTCTACCTCTGTATCTCCAAATCCACTATACACTTCTGTTTGTGAATCGTAAACATCGTATCGAACATAGGCAGTTTCGTAATATTCGCTATCCTTATTCGGGAAATATTGTGTCAACTGCAACCAGTCATCCCATATTTTTGATTTACTGACATTTATCATACTTGGTAGTATCTCTCCAAGTTCATGACTCATATAAGCCGGTATGAGGTCGCCTTCTTTTCTATATGAATACCTCATTGTATTTTGCACAACTGAATCTATCTGGGTTTCCCCTCCTTTCATCTCTTTCACAAAATAAAATTCCGACTCCGAATTTACGCCCAACTCATGCAACTTTAGCGCAAGCTCATAAGGACATATAAAATTTTGATATTTCATGTTATTCTATATTTTCGTTTCTGTAATCCCCGGCATAGTCTAACCATACCCTGTAATCATTTCTGTACTTGGTCGCCTTTATTTTCATATTCCGGTATATACCCTTATTTGCATTTTCGCCAAGTACTCTCCTTACCTCCTTCTGTAAGACCGCCCCAATAAGAGGATAGACGTCCAAATAATTGTCTTCACACTTCTCGAAATCTATTACCTTGTTCCCTATTGCCCGCTCCAATGCCTTATCCATTGCCTTTATGATGGATTCTTGCACATTTTTATATCGATTGATAAAATCCTGTCTTATAGATACCATATCTCCTTCTTTAATACTCATATTTTCTTACGTATTTATATGTTATTTTATTACTCAACCAAGCCAACGAGCAAGGGCTGCGCCTTGTCTTCCCCGACCGCCTACCCATATACGCCGGCTCCACCGGTAACGCCACCCATGACATCTTGGATGTTTCTCCCGTAAATCTGATAGTGATTGCCATAGCTCTCAAATGTTAGTTGATATCTGTTTAATCCCATCCTAATTGTCTCGCAACACCCTCCATCTCGCTATATGCGATCCTATGACATCCAGCAACCAATATATCATTCTTATAGCTATTGATCTTCCATTTGTGACCGGTTGTATCCAATACCATATCGTGTTGGAATTTACTGCCATTATGGAAGAACTTTATCAATTTCCAAAGTCTCTCAGCCTCAGCTCGTCCTATCTTGATATTCTTACTAGTCTCAATTATGCCATTCTTGATGCGAAGCCATACGTTAGGCTGGTCATCCTCCAAATAATAATGTAGATATAATTCCAGAATCTTGCCAGACTTCCACATCTCGATCTGTTCTTCAAATTTTTTCTTGCGATCTTCTTTTTCTTTTCTTCTTTTTTCAAAAATTAAAGCCTCTTTTTTCGCCTGACTATCTTTCCATCTCTGACATCTGGCCACATACTTAGCCCACGTTCCTTCACCACAAATCTCATCTACTATCACATTGGTCGTCCCTAAAGTTTCTAACGCTTGATGATTTAGCAATACCTCAAACACACGCTTTAACTCATGGACATATTCACTTTTAATCTTATCCGATTCATAAGATAACGCATGTTTAGTTCCAATCCAGTTGTTTGCGCTCTTTTTAAGAAGGCTCTCGGGGGTACCCATATTAAAGAACTCAATATAATCCATTAGACTTCTAAATACTCCCCAAACATCCCTATAAGACAGGCTTGTTCTGACCTTCTTGTATTTCTCGATAACCTCTTTGATAAGCTCCAATCGACTGGTGATAAAAGCCATGCTACCATCATCAGACATATTATATCCAACAGAAAATACCTTTGAACCAGTTGGTATTGCACTACGAACACAACGTTGATGTTTACAGGTAGAAGAAGAATAATACTCATCGTTAAGCAAATACGCCTTTTCACCACACTTATTTCTTACGATTCTTCCAACCTCAAAATGATAACCATAAGAATAAATACTTCTACCTTCAAAGAAAAGATTACTACCTTTCCCGGATTCTTTCTTTTCATTTGCCCATAAGTGAGCGACCATAGAGTTGTTCATATCAATATTTTTTTTGTTATACAACTACAGATTAATAATACGATATACGTTCATTACATCCGACATCTTGAATTTATCAACATCCGTATTCTCAACATCATATGTATATGAGTCAAACAAATTACTTACTGCGTTTAACCAATCATCATCTGTCGGTTCTTCTACCTCATCCATACAATCATACACATCCCAGTAATTCATGAGGATACCTTTGTACGCTATTTTCGGATCAGCGTATTCTCCTCTTGACATAAAGCAGATGTTTTTGCCGACTTCGTTGCCGGCAACTATCTTTTTGTAATCTTCTATAATTTTGTTCATTTTATGATCTCAAATTTAATTCCTTCCGGAAGTCGGGAGCGATCTACGTTATTTACGAAATCATCAAACTCTTCCTGTGTGATTTTCTTTTCATAATCATTCCAGTTGAAAGATAAAGTGTTTGAGTGAGGGTAATATATCACATTATCGGTTAACAATCCATAATCAAGTACACAGAGCATTATCTTTTTATCTGTTTCCTCTTTCCTGATTATCTTATCGTATTGCTCACAAATTTCAGTACGCTTTTTCAACATCTTTGCCTTATGAGCCTCCTCCCTACGTTTTTCGATATTTTCTGCGGAATAATACCCGGTTTTAATGTGCTCTTCAATAAGCAAACGCTCCTCGTCCGTTAATATCAAAGTAAATCTTTCCTTTTCTGGCGTATATGGATTTACCCATTTCTTGCTACACAGGTCTTCAAGTTCAACAAGAAGCTTGTCTGATTCTCTTTTCCATCTATCCACGATCCCAAGATTGAAAAGCAGATACTTGAAATACATTTTATCATCCACCGCCTCGGACAACTTGGAATATTCCTTGTCTGATATACGTAAATATTCAATAGCTACAGACTTATCGCTATTCTTTATGTGATACGTGCCATTTTCCACCGGATACATAGGAGCACCATAATGGTTACAGCAATGTAATGGTATGAATTTTGCCAATTCTGGAACATACTCCGCAATTTCATCGTGACAGCAACCTCCCATATACTCCTCATATCGTCCATATTTGTTTTTTTGTCTGATATCGGCAGTTATGCTCCAGTCGCACATATTGTTATGACAATCATCATCTAAAGATATAGTGACTATTATTCTATATTCTTCTCCGTCTTCTTTAAGATAATTTGTTTGCTTATAAATTAGCTTGTTTGCAGTTTCCATATCATTTTAGTTTAATCATTATACTTGTGAAAAATAAAATCCGCACATTCTCCGGGGAGTGTTCCTGCGTCATTATACTGGTAGAATCCTTGTGTTTCCAAATCTACATCTACCGGATAACCTTCTGCTGCTTCCAAGAAGCGTTTAATTTCCTTACATTCTTCATCCGTTAATCCAGTGTAATCATCATTGATTAACGGGCAAGCCCAATAAATCGGAAGCCTGTATCTTATTACCTCTATATTCATAATCTCATCAATTTACAATGTGAATTTTCAAATACGGGAACCATTCCATGCGCCCTGAAATACTCGGTCGCTATTTTAAAAGCGTACAAGGCAGGTCTTTCCTGGATATTTCGTGTTGTCTCATAAAGAGATATTGGCTGGCAAACATAGAATTTCTCATTACCAAGACACCCAAAAACACCATCCAAATAACTTTCATCACAATTAGTGCCTCCTAGCATCAACAAATCACATCCTGTCTTTCGTGTTCCGAGAATAAATGTCTTGTTCTTGTTTTCCGGAAGCATGAATATTTCCTTATCAATCTTAAACCAGTCAATCTGGCAACTCTCTACATCACGGCGAACAATCTCGTCAATCTCACGGGCATATTCTTCTTGTGTTTTCATGCTATTTCATTTAATGGTCCAACATAAACATCTCCATCTTCATAATAAAGTCGATCTTCATACTGATTATGATGAAGCTCCTCACGTATCGCATCTTCATCGTCAGCCCAATGTTCATATTCCTCATGCCAAGCCTTGAAAAAATTATTATAACATTTTTCTATTAAATCCTCTAAAGAGAAATCCTCCGGGTAAGTACACCAAGTATCGTAATAATCAATTATTGGTTTAAGAAGATAATAATCATAACACATCCCTGTTAATGGACAATTGTCTTCGTATCCCAATATTACCCGACTGCGTCTGCACTTGTAAGTATATTTCCCATCTATATATTTACCTATAGAATAATATTTACCTTTCGTGATATGTGGCATAATGTTGTTATTGATATACCTGAACAATAATTTACCGCATAGATTCTCAGGGAATATATCACGATGATAATCTGTAGGATGTTCATAAATAGGATCCTTGTATTTAAACTCATAACTAAAATCATATCTCTCGTATCCAACTTCCCAACCATAAACCCTAGTATCTGTCATATCCTCAAAGGCTTTCATCGACTCTTGATAGTCTATACTATAAGCATCCATACATTGCTCCATTACATTCCAGCGCTCACGCTCTATGATCCTTTCTTGTGAATCTTTTGACAGTTCATCAAACTTATACACTTTTAATACAATCTCTTTCATAATTCCTCCTCTTTTAATATAACTAGATCCCTAATGTCAATCGAATGACATACGTACCTCCTTATGTTCACGTTTAGAGATATGATTGTGGCTATTCTCACGAACCACCACAATCCAGATTCAGATATCATTCATCCTTTATCTTTACGAATGGGTTTTCTACATAAAACTCCACTACATCCTTAGATTTTATAGATGTCACTATACCGGTGGTATCCACAAATCCATCTGTCTCATCCATTGTCAAATCTTCTATTTTATCTCCCGGCAGAAAACAAAGATTATAGTCTTGATCAATATACATAATCATCTTTAACCTAACCATGTCATCAATGACGCCTTTCATTCTCTCCACAACATCTAATTGATCATCAGTAAGCATTAATTTACTTTTTGAAGATTTTACTAATCTCATGTCTCCATTCTTGTCAACTACAGTCAAGTCATTGAATTTATACACATCTTCACATGTTCTGTAATATGTTTCCTTACAATAAATTTTTCCTTTATTATCTATTTCAACATCAAAACATTCCAACTTACACTTGACAGCTCTTCCGTTTTTGTATTTCCACACATCACCTATTGGAGCGAATCCGTATAATGACTTAAAAACATCATATATTGATAGTTTTGTCTTAGGGATGCTCTTATCCTTTTTAAAACATTCTTCGGACGAATAAAATAATTTCCCATCTAATGTCTTCTCAGCCCTACATCCTCCCCATGTTCCTACATATCTAACTACTCCATATGTAAAACTGATCAAGATTTTATCAATCTCAAACCACTTTAATTTTCCTGACATATCGTCAAAAAGATATCCACTCTCTAGATAAACCGATAAATGCTCTCTTATTCCCATAACAATTTATTTTTTAATTAAACAACATCATTTGCCTTGATCGCTATCAGTCTCAATACTCCTCTAAGTATCATGGTTTTCATGATACAACTCATAATATTACATTGAACTTCTCATTTAAACTATCTAAAGCTCTTTGATACTCCTCTTCCTTGTCGAACTTAATTTGAGTACTGTTCTCCAAACCAAAGGACAGGGTGAAGGATATAACCCAGCCCGATCCGTCCACGGTCTGCCCATTGGGAACCCAAGACATTACCGCCTTCTTGGATATCCACCATCTCCCTATCTGAACGAAATCAGGATAGTTGTCCATTAAATATACCATCTGATTAGCCATCTTATTAACATCATCAAAAGGCACTATATGATACTTGTTTCTTATCCTGACCTTCACGAAGGGGTTATCCATATTATATGCCGCAAATGCTGATATCACGGAACTAGGATATCTAACCCCTTTTATTACCATCCATTTCATATATAACACCTCCTCTTAATCATTGATCCATTCCACAAAAACTCCCCCTTTCAGACTGTAATATGTATCTGCTTTTATCTTTTCTCCATCAACAAATTCCGTTTTTACACAAATGGGAATATATCTTTGTTTTTCCTCAGAATAAGACCATTCGGATAGTGTTACCCATGATCCTTTTGAGGCTTTTGCCACTGAGTTAATACCTGCGCACATGATGACACAGTCTTCGCCAGTGCTGTCAATCTTGGCACCGTAGCCGGACGAACTAATCTTGGCTCCGTAGCCAGACGAACCAATCTGGGCTCCGTCGCCAGACGAACCGATCTGGGCATCGTAGCCGGACGAGCCAATCTGGGCTCCGTAGCCAGATGAGCCGATCTTGGCATTGTTGCCAGACGAACCGATCTGGGCATTGTTGCCGGACGAACCAATCTGGGCTCCGTCGCCAGACGAACCGATCTGGGCTCCGTTGCCGGGCGAGCCGGTCGTGGCG